GGTGCAATGGAATATGCTTCCGTAGAGTTTGTAGAGGGATTGTTAGGGCGATCAATTCAGTTGTATGGCAACAAGTCTTTTGAAGATGTCAGAGAGGCTTATAAGGTATCAGAATTGGCGGTTAAAACTGAATACTACGAAGGAAGAAATAGTTTACACAAGTGCTTCACATTAGACGGATTTGAAATCTCTGTTGTGCTTGATAAAGGCGAAGATGGTTATATCCCACCAAAGGAAGGTGATGCAGATGTACTCTAATGAGCCTTGGAAGGACGAACAGGCAAGACAGGATGCCATGGAAGCTTATGCAGCTCTGTTTCCAGAGTGCGCTATATGTGGCAATTCACTTGTTAATTCGAGTGTGGCGGTCAAGATCAAGGGCAAATTCTATTGTGAAGAGTGTGTGGAGATCATGACACACGATGAAGTTATGGAAGAATGCGGTATTGATTAAAGGAAGGAGAAGATTATGGCAAAAGTCATAGGAATCATGGGAGAGAGTGGCTCCGGCAAGACCACTTCAATGAGGGATTTGGATCCCAAGACAACATTCTACATCGATTGCGATAAGAAGGGCCTCTCGTGGAAGGGATGGAGAAATCAGTACAGCTTTGAGAAGCTGAACTACATGGCAACAGACACTATCGGAACTGTGGATCAGATTCTGGATAAGATCAACGCACAAGATAACATGAAGCATATCAAAGTGGTAGTGATCGACACCCTTAACGGCCTTATGGTTGCAGATGAGGTTAGACGAATGAAGGAAAAAGGTTATGACAAATGGCAGGATCTTGCCCAGTGTGTGTGGGAGTTGCTCGACAGGCTTTATACACTACGTGATGACCTCACAATCATAGTTGTCTGCCACTCACAGACACAGAAGGATGAAGATGGTTATGTGTTCACACGAATCAAGACATCCGGGAAGAAGCTCGACAAGCTAAATGTTGAGAGCAAGCTGACCACAGTACTCTATGCAATAGCCAAGGATGGGGAGTATGTGTTCCAGACAAAGGCCAACAACAGCACAGCAAAGACACCTATGGGTGCATTTGAAGCTGATGAGATACCCAACAATATTGTAGATGTGCTCAAAGCACTCAAGGAGTATTAAGGAAGGGAGGTTACTAATATGGAATATAAGGAAATACTCGTTACTCCTTCTATGGCTCGTTCACTACTTGAAAAGAATAATACAAATAGGAGATTTGAGCCTAAAAGAGCTACTAGCTATGCAAAAGCAATGAAAGAGGGGGAATGGGAGCTTAACGGAGAAGATATTGCAATATCTCAATCAGGGTATTTGAAGAACGGACAGCACAGATTAAACGCAGTGATTATCGCAAATGTTCCTGTCAAAATGGGATTTAAATTCAATGTTCCAGACGATGTTGCCATATATGATCGAGGAAGGACTAGATCAACTTCGGATATATTCATGATGAAGGGAATGGATTCTGATATATCAAGCGCAATAATCATATCAATGATCAGATTACATTATACATATTCAAAATCATTGGTTATTGTTCAAGATTATGAGATTGAGAATTTCATAAAAAGACATGAGGATTCATTACGAGCAATTTCAAGATTATATAAGAATAAACAAAGCTCAAAAAGAGGTACAAGAATTAGTTGTAAAAATTCAGCAATATTATTGGGAGTTTTTTACGCACTAGAAGCAGGAGTTCCTGAACATACCCTAGATGATTTTTTGAGAATAGTTTATACAGGAATACCTGATTCTACAAAGCAAAGTGCAGCCATTGTATTGCGAAATGATATTATTGCAGGATCATTCAAGATGCCCGGAGGTCAAAGTAAGAAATTAGCTGTTCCTATGGTAGAAAAAGCTATTAATGATTTCGTCAATAATTATCAACGTAAAAAATCATACAAAGGAACAACAGAGAGAATATATTTCAATTTATTTAAGGAGGAAAAATAACATGAAGAAGATTGACATGACAAATGTGCAGGAAGCAGGAGAATTTAAGAGGCCCGGAGCAGGTGCATACATCTGCGGTATCACCAAGGTTGAGGATGTATCTGACAAGGAATATCTCAAGGTGACATATGACATTATCGATGGTGAGTTTAAGGGGTACTACAAGGAGATGCGTGAGAATAACCCTGAATGGGCATGGGCAGGTGCTTATGTGAAGTCATATAAGACAGCAGCTCTTCCGATGTTCAAGAGATTCTGTACCGCAGTAAGCCGTAGCAATGGCAACTTCGTTTTTGATGGTAATACTGTCAACGCAGATGAGCAGACACTTGTGGGCAAGAAGATCGGATTGCTCTTTGGCGAGGAAGAGTACTACGGCAACGATGGCGAACTCAAGACAAGACTCTATGTGGTCCGTGAGTTTTCAATCGATAAGCTTAATGAACAGAAGGTGCCGGAACTCAAGAAGATCAAAGAAGATAAGCCCAAGGAATCTTCTGCAAATTCAGAATGGATGAAGGTGCCTGAAGGTGAGGCTCTGGCATTCTAATGTATTTGCAGGAAGATACACGGCAGAAGAATGACAAGCATAATATCAAGCACGAATGCTTCTCTGATATGTCGGTGCAGTTGGTGCGGTGCAAGTTGCCTTTTGGTGACTATGCACCCATACCACCTGTGAGTGTGGATACCAAAGAGAATATGGATGAGATTGCCAACAATATCTGCGGAAAAGAACACAATCGATTCATCAATGAATGTAAGAATGCCAAGGAAGCAGGATGTAAACTTTACATATTAGTAGAGAACACTCTGGGCATAACAGATATATCGCAAGTGCATACTTGGCAGAATCCGAGGGTGATATATTCACCAAACTGTGTGCAAGGTCCAAGGCTACAAAAAGCAATGGAAACCATATCAGAGAGATACAATGTGACCTTTATGTTTTGCCATCCAAGTGATGCCGCAAGAATAATAACGGAGATAATTGAGCAATATGAGTGAAAATGAACTACTTACAAATGCGCTGAAGTACGCAAGTGAATATGGTTGGGCGGTATTCCCTGTGAGCGCATCTACAAAAAAACCACTCACTCCACACGGCTGCAAAGATGCTAAAAAGGATCCCGGTGCAATTAGAGCATGGTGGAAGAGATACCCGGATGCTTCGATCGGAGTCGCAACAGGATCCATGTCAAATCTTATAGTTATTGATGAGGATATTGATGAGGATAAGGGCCTTGATGGGTATCAAGAAGTATGCCAATGGGAAAAAGACAACGGAGATCTTCCTGAAACTGTCAGAGCCATCACAGGACGAGGCGGTGCGCACTTATATTACAAGTACACTGGCAAGGACATCACAAACAGAGCAGGAATACTTGATGGTGTTGATGTTCGAGGCGAAGGTGGATATGTTATAGCACCACCCTCTTATCACCCTAACGGCACACAGTACCAATGGGAAGAGGATCCAGAGAACACTCCAATTGCAGAAGTGGACGAAACCATCAAGAAATTCTTGGAAATAGGGCATTCATCATCTATCACAACATTCAAGCTTCCACAGACCATTCCGAGTGGACAGCGCAATGCCACATTATATAAGTTGGCTTGCAGCTTACAAGCAAGAGGATTTGAAGATTCCACGATACTGGAAGCGGTGATGAAGGAAAACCAACAGAAGTGTGATGTGCCTTTGTCAGAGGATGAAGTCAACACATTAGTGCAAAGTGCTCTTACTTATAAGAAGGGTGAGATGAAAGTCATTGAGGCTTCAGGACTCACATACAGAGAGCCACAATTCACTTATATGTTGGATAAGGACGGAAACCCTACCAACAAGATCGCACAAACTATTCTGAATGCAGAAGAGGCGATTGCATACGATACGGAGTTATTCGGCAAGATCGCTTTCAATGAGTTGTCATACTCACCTTGTGTATATGGCAATCTTCCGTGGCAGGATGGTAAAGGTTGGAGAGAGTGGACGAATGCTGATGACAGCAATCTGCGCAGCTATATCGAGAGCAAATACGGCCTGAAAAACAAGGATAAAATGATTGATGCTCTTAACAATGTCATACACAGGCACAAGATAAACCCTGTCAAGGATATGCTTGAGTATGCACACACGATCTGGGATGGCAACAAGCACGTTGCGAACTTGCTTACTCGATTCGTAGGAGCCGAAAAAACACCATACAACATGGCTGTGATGCGGTTATATATGCTTGGAGCAGTGAG